AACTATCCTACTAACTGAGGGTAATATAGCAGGTAAAGATAGCCTTGGTATGGAGCTACAGAATGTTAATGATGGATACTTGGCACTACACGGTGATGGGTATGTTGAGGTTGCTGATGATGATAGTTTGGATGAGTACGAGGAATTAACTTTAGAAGCGTGGGTTAAGTTTGATAACTTTGATTACGCTTAGAATATCATTCAGAAGAAGGATGGCTGGAATGACATTGGCTACGGTATCTATAGACATACCTCTGGTTACTTCTATTTTGAAGCAGCTAACTCAGGAGGATATACTCAAAGGAATATGAATAACGTAGTTAAATCTACTGATATAAATAAATGGGTTCACGTGATGGTCACTTATGCTGATGGCGCAAACAATATTAAGTTCTACCGTAATGGTGAACTAGCAGGAAGTACAACTTCTACACTTACAGGCGCTATTGGTAATAGTACACACCCAGTCACTATTGGTAGAGGGAAAGGTGGTACAAATAGTGACTACTTATTCCCTGGCTCAATTGACGAACCACGTATCTACAACAGAGCCTTAACACCACAAGAGATAGAATATAATTACCTTATGGGTAAAGGTCAACATAAAAATTAAAGGAATAAGAATATGAGATATAATGCATACATAGTAACAACAGTGGAGAGAGCTAAAGAGCTTCCTCCATTCGATAAATATGTTTACAAAGAAATGAAGCCTACATCAGTAGCACTTGAAGTAGAACCAGAATATGATACAATCACACCTACTTGGTATGAAGCTATCAATAGAAACAGTAAGGTATATACACCTAGAGAGATTGAGGGTAAAGATGGTATTGAGTATATTATCTGGAAAGACCAATACTCTATGTTGAATGGAGAGATTAGTGCTATCAAAGCTATTAGTAATAAGGCTAAAGGTGAGTTCTTGATATTAAATCACGACGAAGCATTAGCTTGGATTGCTGAGAATGAAATAAAAGAAGAGCTAATCTAATGGGACTATTTGGCAAGATATTTGGTTCTGATACAGTAATAGATGGAGCAGTAAAGGGCATTGATAGTGTCTTCTTTACTGACCAAGAGAAAGCAGAAGCACACAAAGAGTTTCTAAAACTGTATGAGCCGTTTAAATTAGCTCAAAGGTTTATAGCTTTATCATTTACTATACCATTTGTCTTACTAGGTTCTTATGGAATTATATTTGACAGTGGTGTAGCTAATGATGCAGTTGAACTATTTGGTACACCAGTAGCAATTATAGTTGGGTTTTACTTCGCAGGTGGAGTAATAGGTAAAGGAAAATAATAATGTCAGAAGCAGTTGAGCACAAAGTAGACCAGTTAGTCGAAACGACAGCTAGGTTAGTAGTTATGCAGGAACATACTACAAAGAATATAGATAAACTAACTAGAGATATAAAAGATACAATGTGTGCAGCTCACGAATGTGATGCACTAGAAACTAGAGTATCTAAGTTAGAAGGCAAGATTGAAACTATCGAAGGTGTACCTAATGCTATAGTTAAAAGAGCATTGATGACAGCTGTTGCTGGTACAGTGGTATACTTGTTATATACAATAGGGATAAGTAAATGAGAAGATTAATAACTAACGAAGCTTTAGAGCTTATAAAAAAAGAAGAGGGTTATAGACAGTTCCCTTACACTTGCTCTGCTGGTAAGCTTACTATAGGTTATGGTTTTAACCTAGATGATGTAGGAATATCAGAAGAGGAAGCTGAATTGCTACTAGAGTTTAGATTAAGGAAGTTAGAAGAAGAAATGTTCCATACTTACTATTGGTTTAGATATATGAGTGAAGCCAGAAAAGCAGTTGTACTATCTATGATATATCAGCTAGGTATGAATGGGCTCTTAAAGTTTAAGAAGATGATTAGTGCTTTAGAAGACGAGGATTACACTCTAGCAGCTTCTGAAGGACTTGACAGCTTATGGGCTAAACAAACACCTGAAAGAGCTACAAGACAAATGCAAATATTAAAACACGGCTAAACAATAAAAAACAAGGATAACACAATGAACGAAATTAAAAGACAAAGCAAATTCCAGCTTAGATATGAGATGTACAATGACAATTACGATACGCAAGTAATTAATAAGCTAGGTCAAATCTACTCAGCATTTGCAGAGCTAAAACTAGATGTGCAACTACACACCAATACAAACCTATATAAGCAGATAATCAACACAATTAGTAATGTATACAGCTATGGCGTTGAAAGAGAAATGGATGATGATGCTAAAGAGCTATACGCAGAGTTAAGAGTAGATAAAACTATGACTCAAGCCAATAGATACCTAAATGCTTTTAATGATGTTATCGTACAAGTAAGCTGGGATAGTAATAAAGAAGAGCCAAAGCTAATTGTTAGAGTGCCACACAAAACAGAGATAGAGTATGAAGATGGCGAAGTTAAAGCAGTTAAGTATTTTGTTAAAAGAATTAATGACCAAAAAGAACAATGGGCTTACTGGTCAGATGAAGAGCATTATTATATAGAGAGATCAGAGGGCGAAGAGAAGATAACACCACTAGAAGACAATCCTGAGATGGTCAATCCATTTGGTAGGTTACCATTTGTATTTATGCACAATGGTTGGAGAGATGAGAACTTTTTTGATACTTATACTGGAGATGACTTAGTTAATGGTACTTTAGATTTGTCTATACATAGAACCTTTTTAAATCATATTATTAAGTCGCAATCATTTAAACAGCTAGTTGGTAAGGGTGACAGAATTGATGGACTTAATGGGCAGATGCTAGACCCTCTATCTATCCTTACTTTAACAGGCGACAATACAGAGATATCTGTACTAGATATGCAATCTAACTATGACCAACTACACAAAGTTATCCTAGAGCTTGGTAATGAGTTAGCAGTTAATTATGGAGTATCCCCATCACAATTTAGAATGACTAGTGCTGTATCTTCAGGGTTTGCATTACAAATGGAAAATATTAAACTAGATAGATTCATTAAAGAGCAGCAACAAGACTTTAGAGTATATGAAAAAGAATTGTTTAACTTACTAGTAATGGTAGGTGAATACTATAATAAACCAATCAAAGGTGAATTTAGTATTGATTTTAAAGAGCCTAATTACCCTACTGACAAGACTACACAAATCACTAGGGATAAAGATATGATTGATTTAGGGCTTACTTCACCTGCTGAGATACTACAAAGAGAGAATCCTGACTTAGAAGATGCAGAAGCATTAGCTAAAGTATCATCAAATCTATCAGCTAGAAATGAAATGTTAAAGAAAGTTGGCACTAGTGGAATGATTAGTCAAACTGAAACAAGAGCTAAACTTGGCTTAAATGGACAAGGCTAGGTCTATAAGATGACTTTAGATGAGGTCTATAATAAACAGAATCAGACAGCACAGCAACTATACACTAGCTTTGATAGTCGCTTTGATACTGTCTTTGCTAACATCATTAGCTTGGCTACTAGTAGGCTTAGTGGTCTTAGTATTGATGATGTTTTGCAGTATGAAATAGTATGGCAGGAGATATTAGATGAATCAGGATATTATGATTTGGTATCTGAATATATCGATATTAGTTTTGATGATGTATATGATGACACACTTAAAGCCTTTAGTGTAGTTGGGCTATCTACTGCATTTACTGAGGCTGATCTAACTAAGATAAGCATACTCAAAGGTATGCACAAAGAGTTCTTTGACAAGATGGCTAACGATATAGGGCTAACTGTTAAGAAGCAATTATACAACTATGCTATTGCTGATGCAAGTGTCAATCAGATGGCAGTTAATATTGCTAAAGATATACAAGATACAGGACTAGCTAAATACTCTAAGACTTATGCAAGAACATCTATTACTAACTATCAACAAGAAGTTATCAATGTTAGAAGTGCAGACGAAGCAGGTGTATGGATATATATGGGCGTGGTAGATGGCAAAACTAGACCGTTTTGCAGAAGACTAATGAATAGCTATAAATACTACACTACAGCTCAAAAGAATAAGTACGAAAGAGATGAGGATAGAGAATTTAACTGTAGGCATAGATTTTACCTAGTATCAAAAGGATGGGCTGAGAATGAAAATTACGAAAAAGCCTGATTTTGGGAAATACAAAAAAGCAGTTACTAGTCTAAAGCAAGGATTAGCAACCTCAGCTAATGAAACTATCACAGAGATACAAAAAAGAACTCAAGGTGGTAGAGATGTTAAGGGTAGTTCATTTAAGCCCTATAGCAACGCCTACAAGAGCCATAAAGCTAAACACTATGGGTCTAGTAAGGTAAACCTAACGCAGACAGGTAATATGCTTCACAGTATCACATTTAAAAAGATAAAGAACGGGATTAGATTATACTTTGGTTCATCTGCTGAAAATACAAAAGCTTATCATAATCAAATAACTAACAAAAGAAAGTTCTTTGGTTTATCCAAACAGCAAAGAGATAAGCTACTTAATAATGTGAAAAACTATTTTAAAAAACACACAAAATAGGACTTATTCACACCCAATATGTGAATAACTTTACAATTCTAAGAAATCTATGCTACAATTGGGGTACTTTTAAAACAAAAGGAGTACTCCAATGGCTGAAGAGCAAAAAACTGAAACAGCAACTGCAACACCAACAGTTGAAAAAAAAGTGGTAGAGTTAGAGCAGTCAAAGATTGATAGCCTAATAAATGATGCCTATGCAAGAGGTGCTAAGAATGGTAATAAAGAACTAAGCGAAGCACTATCTCAAGCACAAGCACAACAGCAGGAACTAGAAAATCAAGTAGCACAAGCAAAAGATGACCTAGCGTTCCAACAAGTTACATCTAGATATGAGGTTGCAGAACCAAAGTATTTCAAGATGGAACTAGATGAAGCAAGACAGAGTGAAGATTTTGATTTAGATACATTTGTTAATGGTCTAAAAGAAAAACAACCTACATTCTTCAAAGGTGGCAATAAACCTCAACCAATGAAAGTTGATAGTACAAACAACAATCAACAAGCACCTGACTTTGGAAGCAAAGTTAAGACTGCACGAACAATGGAAGAGCTTTATGCCTTACAAAAAGAATTAAAATAAGGATTTTAAAATGGCACTAAATACAGCAAGTGTAATGAGCGAAGCTCAAGTAGATTTAATGAACCAAGCAGTTATTGTTTCAGGTGAACAATATAATAAGATTGATGCTTATGCAACAATTAGAGAAGACATCAATGCGAACTCAATCGCTTTCACAGTATTCTCAAGATTAGATAATGCAACAACTCCACTTACAGATGGTACAGATGTTGACTCAACTTCTTTATCATTTACTAAAGTAGATGTTACTCCAGCAGAATATGGTGCAGTTGTTACTTCAACTTCACTAGCAAATCTTACTACTGGTGGCAAAACTGATTTAGCAGGAGCTGAGCTAGTTGGTATCAACTTAGGTTCAACAACTGACAGACTAGGTATTGCATCAGTAGAAGCTGGTACAAACACAGTAGATACTAATGGTACTATCTCTTCATCTGCATTAAGAACTGCATATAAAGAATTATCAGCTGATGGTATTGCTAAGTTTGCAAATGGTAGATATGTTGCATTTATGCACCCAAATGACATTGCATTACTTAAAGATACACACCAAGAGCTGGTTAAATATACTGATGCTGACTCAGCATTAAGTGGTAGAATTGGATATTTAGAGGGGTTCGATATTGTTGAGTCTGCTAACTGTACTTCGGGAACTATCGTAGCATTTGGTAAAAATGCACTTGGTAAAGCAGTATCACAATCTCCGGAAATGAGAATTACAGATGGTAATGACTCACTAGGTAGATTACTGAACATTGGTTGGTATGGTGTAATTTCTTACTCTATCATTGATAACAATGCAGTAAGAGTACTTAAAGAAGTAGTATAGTATGAAACTGAAAGCTAATATCACGGGAAGTCTAACACTAACTGATGGTGTTAGCTTCGTTTTCAAAGAGGGCGAAATCTTAACGGTAACGAAAAAAGAGCATACATCTAAACTAAAAGCTTATGGCTTTAAAGAGATAAAACAACCAAAAGCAAAGGCAAAAAAAGATGGCACTAAATCTGACAAATAGCGATATTGTATCAGCCTTACCTATCCTAGCAGACATACACGAAAAGGCAGACAGTGGCACTACAAGTACACTAAATGCACTAACTTTACAAACTCTAAATGATGAAGAGGTTGTAGGTTCAACTTTATGTATTCTGAACGGAAGTTTAAAAGGCTCTGATATAACAGTAACGGGATATACTGATGGTGTGCTATCTTTTGATGCTCAAGCTTCGGCAATAACAAATACAACTATCTTTGGTCTTGTATATAAAGACTATGCTAGTTATATTGAAAGAGCCGAAGTAATTATCTCTAATCAATTTAGAAACAAGAGCAAAGACTTATCTAAATTTTTAACTACATCACAGCTAAAAGAATTGCATCTATTAAAGACTTTAGAATTAATCTGTTTAGCTAAAAGAAAAGATGCTTCAAGCGAAGACATTTATCATATAAACTATATGGATTTTAGAGAGTCTTACAGCAATGAGCTATTAACTTTAAGAGCTGATTATGATGCTGATGATAGTGGCGAGATTAGTGAAGATGAAGAGAAGATAAGCAATCAAGTAAGGCTAAGAAAATGATAAACTACATTAAGTCTAAGGGATATAAATTTACCAAAAATGAAACTTTAAACAATAGAGAGTTTAGAGAAACTGATTATATAATCGCAGTAAATGATGACTTATCTACTTTAGATGCCGTAGCTTATGATATAACTAAGACTTACGAATTATTTCTAGATAACAAGGCTTTTAAAGAGTCTAAGATTAAAACAATTTTAGGCGATCTAAGAGATGAAGATGAGGTGGTAACTGGCTCTGCGACTATTGAGAAGCAAGAGCAAGGTTGCTTAATAACATTAACTTTTAATATAGGAGCATAATATGGCAATTAAAGGATTTGATGGGTCAGTTACAGTAGCAAGTGGTGTTATGGGTAATGCTAAAGCTTGGTCTTTAGATATTTCTCAAGAAACTATTGATACAACTGATTTTGGTTCAAATGGTTGGAAAGAGTCAGTATCAGGATTAAAATCTTGGTCAGGTTCAATCACAGCTATTTTTGATGCAAGTGGTACAGCAGAGGGTGCATTACAAACTGGTTTAACTGGTGGTAGTACAGTATCTCTAGACCTACAGCTTGGTGGTGGAACTGGT